GGTAAGACACTGAGTCCTGCCACCCTAGATACGGCAGTCAAGCTAGGGTTCAAGATAGAATTTAAAACAGAGACATGGGGTGAATAGATGTCAGTAGAAGAAGCTATAAAAGATCAACATGACTTCAGAAATAACTACATTGCTTTATCTATGGCAATCAGGTCTATGTCATGCCAGATGATAGGGATACAGAGTAGTGTGTGGGGATCGGAGGATACCTACAATAGATACGAGGGATACATCAAAGAGTTACGAAAGAGGAAGGACGATCTGGTTAGCGATTGGTTATTTAGTAATTGGGTAATTGATGCCATCAAGGAACAACCACGACCAGATAGGTATGAAATACTAAAGCAGGTTAAGGAGGAGTATAAAAACCTTGAAGAGTTATCCATTCGCCATACTAAAGAGGTGTATGAGGAGGCAAAGAACGGTGAGTGATATGCAAGATTTTATAGACGATATACAGGCCGTAATGAAAGAGCACTACGGCTCTGATCTTAACTACGTAGTAGGTGAGCATATCTGGTGGAAAGAAGATGAAGATGTGGACGGCTACCGGAATGCAACCATCACGCTGACAGTTAATTTAGATTCACCGTTGAAGGAAGGCCCATGAGTAAAACTAAGGAGGAAATTAAAAAAATTCTTAACAATGGAATCACATGTATCTGCACAAACCCATCTGATGCAGCAATCACTTATTACAATGTGTTTGGTGAGCCTCATCCACTTTACGGCAATCTCAAAGAAGAGCCTCGTAAGCGTAAGATTTTTTCCAAGGCTGAAAGATTTAATATTTTTAACAGGGATAACTTTAGGTGTAGCTACTGCGGTCGATCACCTTCAGAAGATGGAGTTAAGTTAGAAGTAGACCATATAATTCCTGTCGCAAAAGGGGGGAAAAATACTGAGGAGAATTTAACCACTGCATGTTACGAATGTAACCGAGGAAAAAATACAAAATCTCTGAGTGCTCCACTGGGTAAAACAAAAGAGGTGGTAGCCCATGAGTAAAACTAAGGACATGATACGTAGGCTCATTGAGTTTGATCACTCGATTACTAACACACAGATAGCAGAAGCTACTGGCCTATCAAGGCAGCTTGTCTCGTACCACGCACGTAACCTGCGTATGCCACGGCAATCACCTAACCGATCCTGTACTGGTTGTGGCTGTAGAATCAAACGCAATAACTCTACTGGTCTGTGTAGAACATGCAGACCAATGAGTCATGCATATGAATACCAGTGTGCATACTGTGGCACGGTTGCTGTAGTTACAGGAACCGATGCCACTAACAGGCGTAATTCAAAGAGACATAAGAAGAATCCTGATCTCGATTTCTGTAACTCAAAATGCTATCAACGGTACGCTATGCGTGATACAATTCAGGCGTGAACTGTGTCTTTGCACAGCACTAATGGAGGCAAAAAATAATTAAGGAGGATGGTTTGCTATTAATAAAATGTGGAGGTGAAGAGGCGAGGTACTACTCTCTTTCGGAAGCGAGTAGTAAGATCGTTAAGAACCAGTGGGATGTACCTGTTGACGGTATTCACAGTGAGACACTGAGGAGAACGCACAGGGATAACCCGAAGGTAGGTAAACGAATAGGCAGGGATATATTCTTTTCGGTCCATGACATTAACTCACTGGGTTACGAGATAGATGACAGCTCCCCCTATACAGAAGAGATAATAACTATTTCCATTGGAGAATAATTTCTATGACGCAAGAAGCGATACATACATTTACAGGCAAGTGCAACCAGACCGACACCGCACATGGACGAAGTGGTAAAGGACCGTATAGGTTCAGCTTACAAGACCAGAACAATCAAAGCTTCTGGTTCTCTACTTTCGATAAGACCCATGAAGCTATGATAGAAAAGCTTGGGGTCAATGGGGTATGGACAATCACCTATTCGATTAAAGAATGGACAGGTACAGATGGGAATGTCCGACATACCAACGAGTGCAAGACTGTTAGCAGTGTTGGAGCAGCTCCGGCAGCTCCAGCTCCAGCCCCTGCACCTGCACCCCTTGCTCCTGCTCCGACACCAGCCCCAGCAAGTTCACCTATAGTGAACGCTGCTACTGACTTGGGAGCACAAGAAACTATATATGTCCATCAAGCAGCGGTTGAGGACGCTATCATGGGACATTGGGCCGACAACATGGATGATAGGGGCAGGTCGATCATAAGGCAGGTCGCATTCAAGGATGTCCCTAACAAGGATGACAAGACACCAGAACAAATCTGGAACCTGACTAACATATATGAAGATATATTACTGGGTAGATTCATACCTGATCAAGATGATACTGATAACTTTATCCAGTCAGCCCAAACAATATAAATAAAAAAATAAATTTTTTTGGAGAAGTTGTATGAACGAAGAAACTCGTGTTGATATTCCTATCGCCCTGACAGGACGGTATATAACTCAGGTTACTAAAGAGAAGGGAGGCCGTCACTATGAATTGGATGGTGCGAAATACGATTCAGTAACCTCCCTGATAGGTAATACTATCAGGGCTTTCGGTGTAGAAAAGTGGAGGGCTGATTGGATTTCTAATCAGCTCGATACGCACAACGGCAGGAAGCTAACGAAGTCTCTTGCCAATGAGATCCTGACTGCCTCTGATAAAGAATTAAAAGCGTCAGCATCTATCGGTACACATATGCATAACATCATCGAGCGTCTATTAAAAGATGAGGATGTTAATGACATACCTGAACAACTTGAGCCAGCTGTACAGGCATGGCTCAAGTGGCGAAGACAGCACATAGAGTGGGAGCTGGTAGGAAATGAAGTCGGGATCTGGGGTAAGCATAATGATATTTATTATGCAGGTCAGGTGGATGCCTTGTTTAGAAAACCTAAGTCAGGTTTGGGGAATGAGTACATGGTCGTAGACTGGAAAACCAGTAGCGGATTGTTCGATACGAGTTTTCTACAGGTTGCTGCCTATGCCCATGCGTTACGAAGCATGAAAGGGCAGGTGCACGATATGCTAGACAGTATATCCGCTATGGTTGTACGTCTGGTTGGTGACTATCCCAAGGATGAGAACAATAAGAAGATACGTACTGAACCGAAGATATTTAACGGCAAGGTTCAGTACGCACAGGTAGATGTACTTCACTGGTCATCGGTCTTCCTGCATTTACTAGATGTGCACGAGGGTAAGAAGAAGTACGTTAAAAGGACTACCCTATGAACTGCTCAGACACAGTATGCCAGCAGCTTATGACTTGCAAATGGGATATGCCAATAGCCTCACGTTACTGTGAGGCTATTTGGTATCCGAAGCCAGAGCCAGAACCGATCCCATCTATATGGCAGGAACCAGAAAATAAAAATATTTATTTTTCTGAACCGCCACCACAACCTAAACCAGAACCGCAACCTAAACAAGAAGAGGGAGGATATAAGTGGAACCGACGATAGAACAACAGGGGTCAGGATATAAAGTAACGTGGCCCTCCAAGCGTGTGGAGATGGACGTAAGAAACATTAAGCCCAAAGGGTTTAAGGCACAGGTAGCGGTATTTTTAAACGGTGATCCAGTACACCGTAGCAATCCAGTACTAGATAGTACGAGCGGTATGAATTCCTTTACCTCCAAGTTAAACAAACGTAGGCCAGAAGCAGATTATGGTGTGGACTGGGAGCAGGTAGTCGAAGATCTATCTGGCATAGTCATTGATACCTATTACGAAGGGCAACCTGCAGTGAAACTAAGCGAGGTAGATCTAGAAAATAGTTTCTTGTGGCGAATAGAAAATGTAGTGCTGGATAATCAGATCACTATGATATGGGCTGACGGTGGTACTGGTAAGTCTATGTTCGCTGCATTCCTTTCAGTGCTGGCACAGCAAGGACACATGACCAGTGAGCATGGCTTACTGGTAGAGCCTTCCAATGTCCTGTACTTGGACTACGAAACCGATAAGGTTGAGATAGCTAAAAGAACACACATGATTCAGGCTGGGCTTGGAATAGAGGATGTGGCTGCAACCCATACAAGTAGCCAGATTACTTATAACAAATGCTATCACCCTCTCGTACAGGAAGAGAACCACATTGTAGATCTTATATGGAAAAACAATATTGATATGGTGGTCATCGACAGTATGGGTAGGGCTTTGGGTGGTGAGTTAGAATCTCCCGATTCTGTACTGCCATTCTTTGAAGCTGTCGAGAGACTTAAAACTACTGTACTTCTAGTGTCACATGCAAACAAGTCAGGTGAACTCTTTGGGTCAGCGTATACCAAGCATAGTGCTCGATTAATATGGGAGGCGAAGCGATCCAGCAGTACTACAACAAGCATGGACTTTTCATTGTTTTGCCGGAAGGCAAACAACGTACCAATGCAGCCACCTCAAAGCTGGGGGGTAGACTTTTCTAATGATAAAGCTGTATATACTAGGAAAGATGTGTTTGAAACAGAGGACGCAGGTGAACTGTCGTACTATGCTTTGGTCTTTAACATACTAAAAGATGAGGGCCAGAAAACAAGAGAGTATCTTCGGGATCGTATCAAGGAACTCAAGCCAGAAGATAATCGAGGTAGGAAGATTCCAGAAGATAGGACTGAACGTAACGTAGACTCAGCAGTATCCAAACAGAAGGCCGATAACAACATAAGAGAACTAGACGGTGGTCTATTAGAGTTAGCCTCAAAGGATGGTGAATCATGGCAGTCGATATAGGGTTTAGTATCAGGCATATGATGTTGGAGTGTAAGGAAGCTGGCATTGACATACAACTAGATGGCAGTAACTTACGAGTACGTGGTAATACAGAACGTGAAGACCTGTACGAAAAAATAAAAATAAATAAAAAAACTATAGTACAGGCCATGACTAATATCCCTGAAGCAGTCGAGACACATTACCTGTCTCGACTACGTAAGGGGCAGGAGTGGCTCAAGGCATGTATGCTTCGGGTTGAAGAGGATCAAGAGAACCAGAAGCTGATCGATGCATTGGTTGAGCAAATGTTGAAGTGGTCCCTGATAGATGACGAGATGCGTAGGTTGTACCCAGAGCACAGAGGGTGCTCGTTACAACCTATCGGTGGCTGTGACTTTGCTTACGTACCAGTCAAGTGTCAGGAGTGTGCGGATGAGCAGTAAGAGCATTGGTCGTAACAATAAGAACAGGGGCAAGGTGTACGAGAGGCGAGTAGCAGCTGCACTGGGTGGGATAAGAAACATTAGCGACAGCCAACCTCATACAGATGTAGAGACTGACGATGCTGTCTATGAAGTTAAGTCTACCCAGACAGCAACACCATCGTGGTTACTGAGGGCTATGTCCCAACTGGAGTTAGCCTCTGAAGAATCCAACAAGAAACAGGGCGGTGTGGTTAAGGTGTACACCAAGGGAGCCAAGGCTCGTGCGTTTCTGATCCAAGAGATTGATCTGTTATGAGATGCGACAAGTGCAGTAGCCTTGCTATCAGAGTCATTGGTGATGAGAAGATATGTGTCATCTGCGGATGGGCTGACGCTACCTATGAGCCACCTAAATATAAATACAGGACTCAAGGTGTTCAATACTTAGCCACATACAATGGTGAGTTCGATATTAATAACGACACTGAGGTGGCGGTAAGGATTAAGAACTCACCTACTAATCATAAAGAAAGTCTGGTGTTTGAGGTAACATGTCCTTGGTGTAACAAACAAATGGATGAAGCATCTAAAACATTTCACTACAAGTGTGATAACAAACATAGAATAAGTATAGAGAATAATGAGGATGGTACAATAGAATGGCAATAACAAGTCACTAGGTTTAAACCAGTTCGGGGGCTTACGTTTTGTTACCCCGTGAGACCATGCAGAAACAATTCGGCAAACGCACTTTCATGTTCATGTTCATTTATGAATAAAGTAAAACGTGTTTCTGAGCAAGGTCTTAACTCCAAGTAATGTGCCGACAATCCCATGAACTTCAGCTGGTGGATGTTACAGTGGGTGTGACTTTCCTGACCCCGGTAGTACTAACGTATTGCCGGGGTCTTTTACTCTGCTCTATGAGGCACACAGACCCCTGTTAGCTAGGGTTGTTGGCCTGTTGAATCTGCCTAATTAGCTTAGACGATGCTGATATTAACTTACCCCGTTCTGGCTTAGTAAGTTTTCCATCCGTTCCTGTGGTTTGTACTAAGACTATAAAGCTAACGATATCATCTATAAGATGCCCGTATCTTCTAGCCAGCCTAAATGCTTTCCACATAGTTCCTCCTATTAGTGG